ATGAAAACCTTCAAACTATTAGCAGTAGTTATAATCATTACATTATTATCTATAGCCGCTAATGTTGCATTAATATATCTATATCCAAATATTGAATATTCACTTTGGATTAGTGCTCAATCTTTAGTCTTAACATTCATTGCGGCTACTTATTGCGTGAAAACAAAGATAAACCAATTTCTAGAAAGGGAAATCGATCTTATTGGTGTGTTTAGTGTGGCTGTAGCTATCAGTGCATCCATAACATCATTTTATGTAAATGATAAGTTTAAATTTCCCGATACATTCATATATTCCTTAGTAATTATTTTAGGAATAGCATTCATCATTTGGGATTATAAAAAATTTAAAAACAAAACAACACGGTACTTGCCAAATATAAAAAGCACCTCAACATTTAGAGAGACAAATAGCCAAATAATCATAACCACAAAAATAGATAAAGCCCCATAAGGGGCTTCATTTATATTTTAACATTCCTTTAATTTCAGAAATATCACTTTTAATTTTTGAAAGTTCTCGTACTAAATCGTACAATTCATCAATATCAGATTCGTTATTTTCTGTTTTAGTTTCTAATACTAAAAGTTTACTTTCAATATCACTTATACGCCTTTCAGCTTCTAATATCTCTTGTTTTCGTCTATAAAGCAGACGCCCAATAAATGTTAAGAATCCAATGATAAGACCCCCTACTGCAATGTAGTCCATTACTTATTTCCTTATTTTTAGTATGAATCATAAACGTCTGTGTTTATGTAATAACTGCTAGTACGTTAGTTGGATTGGTAACGGCATTCATCATAACTCCATTACGCTGTACTTGAATACCATATACCATTACATACCTCCTACCATCAATTGCAACAATGCAAATATCTCACCCAATGGAAGGGAGAATAAAACAATTCCAAATACATCAAGTAAAGGTACAAGGATATAATTCCACGCAATGATTGCTCCCAAAACATAAAACAAGAAATTACGACCACTAAAGCCTTTTTTGATTTCTTCTCTGTTTGTCTCGTTAGTTTCCTGAGTAGTAACTACAGTTTTATCAATTTCTTTCTCTTGTTTTTTCTGGAAAAAAGATAGACCAGATTTTATTAATTCTATAATTACACTAATCATTCCATGATTCCTACACAATATGCATGTACTCTTAGACCTTTAACGAACAATTCACCATACCCTAAAACTATCACATCAAAACCCATACCGCGTAATTCCCAACGTAAAGTACTACCAACTTTAATTGGTTTCTTCTTGTCGTAAATTACATTCATATGTTGAGATGAAGTATACCCACTACTTTTAAGTTCTTTCTTTACTTTCTTATTAAGGAAAATATTATCAATGGGCTTACTATTTGCCATTGGTGTAAACCCATCAAGTGTTATGTATGGTGTATCATCATTAAAATGTTGTTCAAAGTCCATGCCTAGCCTCTTTTTAATTTAAAGTGTCCTTGTATGCCGCTTATAATCGCAATAGCCCCCTGTTCTGCCTCATTATAAAAGTCATATACGAGCTTACGTTTTTTACTTTCGCGTACACCAATTATCCTCTTTGTTTTATATTTAGTGTCTTTTTTAGTAATATCAATTAAGTACTTCTTACCATTCTGCACTACCGTCTTATATTTACCCTTTGCTAAACCACTTTTTAATTGTGAAATGTTCCCCAGTTTAGTCATCTTTGCCGCACTGGTAGGTACAAATTTATTAATATATGAAGATTTTACAATTACATCATATAAGTACTTGGCCTGAATATCCTTAATCATGATAGTACAGGTAACACTAGTACCACTCTTTGCATAAAAGAATAGTACCGCACTATTAGTAAATGGAACTGGACCCTTATCTATTGCCGCCGACATATCGGCCTGTATTTGTCTTGATAATGTACGGGAACGGGAAATTAATTCATCCTGAAATTGATTACCATACTTTTTACCTTCCGAGTTTAGAAAACCCTTTGCACTGGTTAGCCCACTGATTTTAGTTTTTACTTTCATCTTAGCCACTCTTCAATAGTCTGTATGATTCCTCTAAGTTTTCTCTTATTGGTTCCAGTTGGGATACGGCATTTATTCATCATCGCCATATTCAATATGTTTTCATCAAGTGAATGAGTGAGAATTAAAAACGACTCTACATAGTTTGCTTCTGTCATTGTTTCAAATCCCCATAAGATAGTACGGGTATAGTTCATTCCTGAGTCGATCATACTCTGTACTTTCTTGGAACTTGAACGGTAATCACGCCATCCATTTTCTTTTTCACTTCCCTTAATTTTGGTTGAATCCTTAACCCCTTTCCATATCTGTTTAACCCCCAAATAAAATGTACCATCCTCAAATTGGAACATGTAAACAAAACCACACGAACTACCATCTAACAAATCATTTTCAGTCCAGTCTGGTGAATATAACCAATCATTCATAAATACCTCATAAATTATTATTCTTATGAGGTATTTAGTAAATGGATTTAAAACAACGATTAATTGATTATGAAGGTACAAAAGAGTACCAAATAACACGTGGATATTTTAAACAAGGTAAATTCTGGATGTATAAAGATACGGAAGGATACGACACTATTGGTTATGGTCATAAAGTACTACCAAGTGAATATGAAAAATTCAAGAATGGTATTACTCCAATTGATGCCGATCTATTATTAGCATGGGATATTGACCGTACTAAGAAAGATGTAAAAACACTTGGTCTAGTACTCCCGAAAGATTGGGAAGATTTCATGGTGATTATGGTATTCCAGTTAGGGCTAGCAGGTACTAAAAAGTTTAGAAAGATGATTGCAGCACTAAAAGTACAGGATTATAAGGAAGCAATTAGACAAGCTAAAGATTCCCTATGGTATAGACAAACACCAAATAGATTAAAAGATATGGTTAATCAATTAACTAACAAATAAAAGGGGGCATTATGCACCCTTCGTTTTTTCAAGAATTGCAAGAATACGCTCAACTTTTAAATCTAACTGGTGAATCTGCGTTTGTAATTCCTGTAGACTGTCGTCTAATTCTCCCTGTTTTTTCTCTAATCTTTCCATATCCACTTTATTGTGTTCTGTATATGATTCAAGTTTAGTAAGACGTGATGCTAACTTATCTATATCATCCCCTTTATCTCTAAAGATATTCCATAGCAATGCACCACCCGCAAAGATAACAGCAAAAATGCTTTCCCAACCCATATTATATTCCTTATTTGCTATTATTATTATATTTATAGTGAGTATAGGTAATAAGTATTATCAATATATGATACTTCAGTTCCAACCGCTCCTTAATGTTATCCACTAAACGTGCCACTCCCACGCATTATTTGCATCATTGGAGTCAAACAATTAAATGTTACCCAGTGTGCGTTAATACCTCTTAATTCATAACTAACGGTAACTGAAATATCAACACGTGATGTATTTACGACTGATGAGTGTCTTAATAGTGTATAAGTATCATTCGGAGTGTAAGTTCTGGAATTACCATTTATATTAATAGTAACACGAACCACTTCACCCTCTGAAGATATACTACGGTTAAAATTCAAATCAAATACGACTTTTTTTGATCTGGCCTCTGAAGTACTATCCGTATAACTAAAATTGTAAGTACGTGAACCCGTAACTGGTGTTCCACCAGAACCCTTATCAATTCTAACCTGCCCTGTATCAGCAAAAACGTTACCATTAACGATATCACCAATGAAACTTGTAGCCTTAACTACCCCCGTAAACTCACCATTAGTAGCATACACAGTCCCTCTAACAGTGGTATTATTGAATGTTGCATTACCTGCCTTATCAATCATCCAACCATTATTACCATCCCAGTTATTACTCTGAATAACATTACCAATTTTAGCGTTGGTAATACTACCATCCACCACATTTAGTGTATTGACGCTGCCAGCACTAAGTTTTAAATTTGTGATTGCCGCGTCTGCGATATATGCCGTACCTAAACTACCCTGTTGAATCATTGCCGTCTTAATATAAGTATTACCATTAACTATTGAAAATGGTGCTGTACCGCCTACAGTCGCTGTATCAGTTCCAGATACGATAAATTTATTTGCCGCAAAATATATAGCCGAATTATTACTAGTACCTTCACTTGCCACTAAACGCATACCAGCTACCGTACCACCTGCATTAACAGATAAAGTATATTGTGCATCTACTGTAGATTTATCGGCCTTAGTAACCATTTGTTGGTTTACACTTGCAATATTTCCATCAACTTCACTTTTCAAGTGTGTAATTTGTTGTGTAGTTGCCGTGTTATTATCAACAATAGTTTGATTCATTTCGGTAATCTTGGCACTAATATCATTATCAATCTTATTCTGAAGTACTCCAATCTGTGTGTTAGTATATTCACCACTTTCATTTACCGCATTATTCAATGTATCATCTAAACGTTTATCCAGATCTAGAATACCATTAATTTCATTCGCATCTTCCTGTGTGAATTGATACTTGGAATTGATCGAAATAGTCTGCTCTGGAGTATAGATTATATTGTCTTGTCCAAAGATATCAAAAAAACCAATTTTTACTTTATATTCACCATCCGTAATATTAGGTACAGAATCGAATTCCGGTTTATTACTAATGTAAACTCTAGATTGAGTACCTGAGATCATGGAAATTACACAACCTGCATAATCACGTTCATTAGATGGAGTCCATGAACAAAATAGATTACCAAAACCACCACCAATTGTTAAACCCTGTGCCTGTTTACACTGTTTGTTTTCAACTGTTATTTTAACTTCCTGTGAGTATGTACCCGAATTATAACCCTGTGCAATAATACCAATTGTTGGTTTACGTGCCTTAGATTCATTCAATGCTAGTGTGTAATTAAAGAAACTCTCTTGAGTATAGAAAGTTTTAATTAGTGAATTACCATTATAGATGTTAATAACATAGTATCTAAAATAATCACTGAATGATCTACCATTCACTGGTAAATTCTTCTGGTTATCCCAACGTATATTAAAATCACCCGAATCTGTGACGTATACAGATTCTGTACTATTAGCAAGAATAACACCAGTAACTGCGGGTAATGTGAAATTAAATTCAGGCTTGATACCTTCTAACATTAATTTAGCACTACGGCGGTTAAGGATGTTATATGCTTCTACGGAAAAGTCATAGTTTTGACTTTCATCTAAACCGTATATATCGAATTCCGTAGACATTACGGAAGTAGATCCGGCATACGTCCATGTATTAGTACTTGATAATTTATAGTACACATAATATCCACGTAAATTTGGATCGGGGCTTGCATCCCAATCAACCGTTACTACGTTACCAGTAGTAATTGTACCTTTACGGAATACCTGTAGATTTACTGGAGGCAATACGGTAAGTACATTACCCGCACCACCCGAAATTGTTCCCGCTGGAGGGAATACCAATGAATCATCACCATCAAATATTGCATCTGGATATTCAACTGCCGAAATCTGACAATACCCCACGTTCTTTTGATCGGTCGCTACTGACTTAGTTAGTACTTTAAATTTTCCATTAATACCCAATTCACTATTCTGTACGGTAATTGAATCCCACACTTTTAAATCCCACGCTTCCCCCGTGGTAAATTGGATTGTTTTAAGGGCAAATCGTGCCTTGCGTAATTCACTATTCGCAAGTAGATTTACTGCACGCTCCGAATAAATCCAGGAAAAATCACGGCTTAGGGGGATTACCTGACCATCTGACTTAATAACATCATCTGTACTAATATCTGATGGAATACGTATTACATCCGTTGAGTAGTTATTCTTAACACTAGTAAACTGACAATCTAGAACATTATAATAGTCCTGATTACCGGATGTGATTACTTTCAAATCACCAACCATATTTGATTCATCAAATGATTGTACCGATAATGTTTTACGATCAACCGTGATGCAAATTTGCCCACCATGTACATATGTTATACCTCCAAATGTTTGGAGAATGTTTTCAATATTCTTTTTATATGTATCCTGATAGCTAATTGCACCATTCGAGTATAGACCAACTGAATTGCAATATGCTGCTGACTCTTCGAATGACTCAATATTAATCAATTGTGGATCTAATCCCATACCATAGATAGAATTAGTTAGGTAGTCATAAATCTGGCTTACAGGACATGAAGTGGCAAAGGTAGTACCTGTATAGAAATCATAGATTTTTTGACCTTTTAACTCAACATTCATTGTGAAATTATCATTTGTTAAAATATTATCTTCTAATGATTGTTGAGTCTTTTTAATTACTGCATAGACTGCTACAACACCCTTACCATAAAAGTTATCTTTCCATTTCTCGCCCGCATATGTTTTTGCAAGAGATGAAGTTGAATTATAGTCACCACCAAAACGTACTTCCAATTGAAGGTATGGTAGAAACTTAGATGAAATAATATTATTACCTACAATACCATCCTGTGTAATGGGTGCATCAAGTACAGGAACGTTATCAAAAAAGATTTGCTCTATATAGGGTTCTACACCCGACATAGCAACTACCTGTGAAGAAAAAAAGTATTGTGATTCATTGTCTTTAACTGCATACCAGTTATTGATAGTACCAGTTAATATAAATGAACCTTTATTCTTTTCATCCTTATGTGGTAATTGACCACCATAGATTACAGGTAGACCAGTGCAGGGGATGTACTACGGCTTAAAGTATCCGATACATCCCCATAGCCCTGTGCACCAATTTGTGAAAGCATACTTGTTGCTACGAGTGATACAGCCCCTGCCGCTGCACCATAACCAATTGCCGCTAATGCCGTACCACCCGAAAAGTACACCGCCACCGCTACAACTACCGCTGTTAGGATTGCCCCAAAAAATTACCAATGCCGCCACCGCCGCCCATAGTTTTATTTCCTTATTCTATAATAGTCCCCATCCTTTCTACGTGGAACTATATTAAATTCTGTATGTTCTTTATTTACCCCCAATAGACGACCGGAAACGACTATTGCCACGGTATGGGGATTATCTGGATCGATCCAAATGTCACCATCGATTGTGTATTTAACTTTATCTGAATGTTGTTTGATAATATCTGCTGTACTTTCAAAACCCAATTCTTTTAGATTCTTAATACCACTTATAAGACTGTCATAGTCTGCTTTAGTTTCCCAATCTGTACCAGCAATACAATCAAGTACTCTTATTGCAACAATATTACAATCATTAGTACCGTAACTATAGGGGTTATTTAATGCATCTTGGCATATTTCATAAACTTTACTTATTTGTAACGCCATACTTGATCTTCCTTATTAACCTGCCCTAGTAGTGACATAATCGCGTCATTTGGGTAATAACTCTGATAGACTGAATTACTTGCTAATGTTTTTGGCGTTAAGTCTAAACGTTGATATACACTATTCACGGTAACTTTCATTTCGTTAATCTCACTAAATGGGTTCACGGTACATTCAAAGTTTTCAATGAATCCTGAAAACATTCTTTGTTGATAGATGGGAGTTGAATCATATGGGTTCAAAATGACAAGGGAAATATTTAACTTTGCCTTATCTAGTTGTCCTGACATTGCCATGATTCGTGTGGCGTTATCCACATTGGAAACTGTAAAATCAATCGTATCATTACTAATTCCCTTTTCTTCACTGAATGAAGGTAATGAATCCTGTACTAAATCGGGAAAGGGTTCATATAAAACACCATTTAGGGAAAGTTGTGTGAATCCATCATTCCAATATATGGCATTAACTGAACGTGGTAATAAATCAAATGTGGTAACGTGAATACCCATTGACATTAAATCACTAATTGATAAACGTGTTAGTGTTTCACCGCGTAGTAATTCCCAATACTTTAATAACGCGGGATTAGTTCGAATTGAATCATCCATTATCTTAGGTACTCCGTAGCGTTGAATTGAATTGTTGAAACACTTTGAATAGCCATATCAAAAGTTTGATCAACATCTAGTGTTGCGGTGATAGATAGGTTGTTATAAATCACTGATTCACCCATGCCTACATTATTTCTAAGCTGTGGGAAAATGGTTAATTGTGTACCTGTAGTTTCAACAATCTGATATAGCTTTTTGTGATTACTGAACTGTACTAAATCACCCACACGTAATTTATTTTGTGTTGTTGGAATGATCATTGATCCCTTAACAACTGCCCCCGCTGCGGTAATCGCTCCAGATTCTGTACCCGTATATGTTCCAGCTCTACCCAATGGTACGTTAAATGGCTTTCCTTGCTGATATTCGGCAATAAATGCCTGTACTTCATGTCTATCTTTCATTTCAAAAGATAGATTGAATTTAATGGTATAGTATTGAATGCCCACACTACGGCGTAGTTCTTCACCAGTCCATGCACGTTGTGAGTATTGGGGCATAGTACTTGATAGTGTAACTTCATTAACTTTAATATTACTTGAAAAATTCATTTTAGATTCCTTCTAATTATTCTCCTGTATTTATAAAGAAAGGGGGCAATACGCCCCCCTCTTATGTATTACGTTTTTGGCTACTTCTAACGGCCTGTGCGACGTTATTTTGGTTTTTCTGTAACATCTTATTCCATGTTTCGGGATCGTCTACGTTCCCTTTTACGATTAGTGGTGAATAGATTGTTACTTCACCACCAGAATATGAACCATTATTCCCCTTTTGTTCATCGAGGAACTTAATTAGATCCTGGTTGGCGGCTGGCTGTACTACACGCTCACCCGCTTTAAGTAGGAATGATTTATTATCATAGCTAGATGGTAATTCATCCACACCGCCGTGGAATTGTCCAGATCCTGCACCAGTTGCTGTACTAATAATACTCATACCCATTGCCGCTATTTGTGCATATGCAGGAATGTTTTGTGGAAAACCTAATGCTAATGCTGATGCTAATGCTTCTTGGATCTTCATAATAGTCATACTAATAGTTAAACCCTTCTGTACGGCAAAGAATGCCTGTGCCGCTCCAGATGATTCACCAAATGCCGCCGCCATACCTTGACCAATTTGACCCATTGAATCTTCCATACTTTGCATTATTTGCATAGTTTCCTGTTGTTGGATTTGTACGGCCTGTGCTGCATACTTAGCAGTAATTTCAGATTTACGGCGTTCAAAATCTTCATGACCTTTTAGTAGTAATTCATTTTGTTGCAATTCAAGATTCATTGCTTCCGTATTACTATCTAATTGGCGTTGAGTATTAGCGTTTTGACCTAATCCCTGTGCTTGTTGATCTGCAAGATAATTCTTTTGGTTTTGATTTAATGAACCACTTTGTAGGAGTCCAATATTATTTTTCATTGATTGGTTTGGATCTTGATAACCAATCATTTGATTAACCATATCGGTACGCTTACTTGCTGCACTGGCTTGCTGATCAAGTAATAGCTTGTTTAAATCACCCTGAGACAATCCAAGAGTTTTGGCACTGTCTTTAATCTTCTGTACTAACTCTTTTTGTTGGCGGTCAAACATGGCTAATTGACGTTCATTAGTACCAACTACCATATCGGTAATGGCTGCATCCAATGTCTTTTGTGCATTTAAACGTTCTGTAGCTGCTCTTTTCTGGGCTGCTGCGGCCTTTGCTGCGGCTGCGTCACGTGCTTTTTGAAGTTTATCGGCTTCTTTCTTGGCTTCGTCCTGCTCGCGTTTCTTCTGTTTCTCTTTTAACCTATCTTGGCCTTTACCCGCATCTACGGCGGCTGACCTGCCCCTGACCTGCTCCCCGTTGATTAGTACACCCCGATGTTAGTAATGTCTTCATAAGCCACATGAGGACATCCCCATGAAGAAGCGTTTTTCCGACGAACAGATCATCAGTATTCTCCGCGAAGCCGAAGCTGGGGTACCCGCCCGTGAACTCTGCCGCAAGCATGCCATTTCCGATGCCACGTTTTACACCTGGCGTAAGAAGTATGGCGGTATGGAGGTGCCTGAAGTTAAGCGCCTGAAGTCGCTTGAGGAAGAGAACACCAGACTCAAGAAGCTGCTTGCCGAAGCCATGCTGGATAAAGAGGCGCTTCAGGTGGCTCTTGGGCGAAAGTACTGACGACAGACCAGAAGCGGGAAGCCGTGATGTTGATGTGTGATGCGACCGGTCTGTCGCAACGTCGTGCCTGCAGGCTTACAGGTTTATCCCTGTCGACCTGCCGCTATGAGGCTCACCGTCCGGCTGCTGATGCGCATTTATCAGGGCGCATCACTGAGCTGGCACTGGAGCGCAGGCGTTTTGGCTACCGTCGTATTTGGCAGTTGCTGCGCCGTGAAGGGCTTCATGTTAATCATAAGCGCGTGTACCGGCTTTATCACCTCAGTGGCCTGGGCGTAAAACGCAGAAGACGTCGTAAAGGGCTGGCAACAGAACGTCTGCCGCTGCTCCGTCCGGCGGCGCCCAATCTGACCTGGTCGATGGATTTCGTCATGGACGCACTTTCCACCGGTCGCAGGATCAAGTGTCTTACCTGCGTCGATGATTTCACAAAGGAATGCCTGACGGTCACTGTTGCCTTTGGGATTTCAGGCGTTCAGGTCACGCGTATTCTGGACAGCATTGCACTGTTTCGAGGCTATCCGGCGACGATAAGAACTGACCAGGGGCCGGAGTTCACTTGCCGTGCACTGGATCAATGGGCCTTTGAGCATGGTGTTGAGTTGCGCTTAATCCAGCCGGGCAAGCCAACGCAGAACGGATTTATTGAGAGCTTTAACGGACGATTTCGCGATGAATGTTTGAATGAGCACTGGTTCAGCGATATCGTTCATGCCAGGAAAATTATTAATGACTGGCGGCAGGATTATAACGAATGCCGCCCGCACTCCACGCTGAATTATCAGACACCGTCTGAATTTGCAGCGGGCTGGAGAAAGGGTCATTCTGAGAATGAAGATTCCGACGTTACTAACTGAGTGTTGTATCTAATCGTGGGGGCAGGTCAGATGTACTATTACCGCTGTTTAGATAATTAACTACAAGGGTAGAATGTGGCGGCATCATTACATGAAAATCATATGGGTTCATAGTCATATAGATTTTCTCTGGTAAAATATTTGCCATTTTATTTCCTTTATTTGCCGAACCATCCTGTACCGCCAGTTCTACGTACCGTCCTTTTTGGGGGTGCTTTAATCTGTGATTTTAGTTCTGATTCTGGTTTGGTTTCTTCTTTATTTATCACTGGCTGTACTTGTATTTGTTCTTTAGTTGACGCCCTAAATTCTCTAAGTTTTCTATATGGCTGGTGTGTACCTAATTTACTTACTGAATATTCACGTGCAATTAAGGCATAACATAAACAGTCCAATGCTTCGTTTCTTTTTTGACCTTGTTTAAGTCGCCATTGTAATTTACCACCACGTGGTTTTAGTTCTTCGGCGGTTAATTGATCAAAGTAATCATGGGGTAGTGAACTACTAAAATGTAATTTGGTAGGTGCTAAATCTGGTTCATCACTCAACATATGGTTTAGTAGCTTACGTATTGTTAACTTGCCTTCATGAACATTTAGGATCTGTAGTTTATAACCAGCTTCAGTAGATTTTTTGAATAATGGTGAGGTGGTAGAACTACTACCCTTGATTGGGTGATACTTCGCCCAACGTCCTGTGAAGCGTTTAACCGTTTCCGTGGCGTTACCGTTCGATGAATCCACAAATACCGCTAGCGTTGGAATGGTGCGGCCTGATGGGGTTTTAAAATCCTGTCTACAGAATTTATCTAGTTCATTCCATGCAGGTGCTTCAATCTTAGTACAGTCATGTGAATAGAAAAATTCATGACCAAGTACCCATACATTCTTTTCATCAAAGGCAATTCCTGTAGCCTCGCACCTGTCAAGTTGTTGATCGACGGCAATGCAAATTCCTAATGCTTCGGGAATGTTATGTAAGTTAAATGAATCATCACGTGTCTGTTCTAACTGAATGATATCAAGTTCTTTTTCATATTCGTTTTCATAAACTTCACCTAGTTCATTGTTATAGAAAGTTTGAAGATTAAATGAGTACAAGGCATCGGCGTACTTACTTACCATTTCTTCAATAGTATTAAGGGGACTAATCATACGGCTACATTGAAAACCTACCACACCCTTTTCACCATTTGGATTAGTGGCAATCCATCTACCATTATTCACCATCTGGTGGCGTGTATGTTCATCAATTTCTTTATTACAATGAGGACACATTAACTTGGCAGTAGTTGAATCTGGAATAGCTCTACCATTCTCTAATTGTTTAAATTGGAATTTAACTTGTTCCCACTCAAATTTATATTCATAACCACAACAATGTGTAACGAACCAATAGCGTTTATCACTTAGATTGAATTCAGAATTGATTAAATCGTTTTTGTATAGGGGAGTACTTGCAACTACTACTAAAGCATCATCACCAAATGTAGAAGTACGGGCTTCAGCTAGTTTAATTGGGTTTCCTTCTTCACCTATTTCACATGTACTTACCTCATCAAGTAGAACTGTACTACATGTGATGCCGCGTAGGTTGCCGGGTGTATTCAGGTTTAACCAATAGATAAAAGTACCGTTTTGTAGTTGTGTCTGTTTGGCGTTATTAGCGGCGTTCTTATCTGCTTTATCAGTGACAAGTGAAGAAAGTACAGGAGAACTTTCAACTACTGGCATGAATTTACCAAGTCTAAATTTTTTGATTTCATCTGCTGAGCTTGAAGCAAATGCAAAGTTTGCCGGGTCATTTGCCATTTTGTTCATGCTATTGCCGTCATAACCTGCGTCTTGAGGAGTTGCGAACACGCCTGAATTACGATCTTCTTTGTGCTTCTCTCCTGTGCAATATCCATTGGGAGGCACTGAAAGGGAAATGGGACAAAATCTAGTCCCATGTTGGGACCATCCACCAGCTTCATCACGCCACCGGATTTGATCCAATCACTTGTTTTTTGTTTCTTCGGGGGTTTGATCGTCGGTAGTACTTTCTGTAGTAATGTCGTTAGTTTCTTCTTGTTCTTGTTCATCTAATATTTCTTCATCCTCTGGTAATTCAAATTCCATTTCACCCAATTGAAAAAGATGCGTGTCTATTACTTCCTTTAATCGGACGCGTAAATCTTTCGCGTCAGTCATTGCAAATAGTTCTAGATAAATCTTATTGGGGATACTTCGAATAGTAGTTTTAATTTGATATAGATATGCTGTGAGTACTTGCTCCACGTATTCTGTATTCAAAACATGCTCTAACTTTTCCTGTAATTCCAATTCTGCTAATTGTCTTTCTGTGGTTAGCTTTTGTAATCGTTCCTGTTCAATCTGTTCTTTGATGTTAGTATTACGGAGTGGTTTTAAAATATTCTCCACAATCCACTTTCTTGTGTTATAATCCGTATCCATTGGCATTCCTTTTAATACCCAAGAACGCACAGTTGATTCATCATATCCATATTGTTTTGCTAAAGTTCTAATTGATGTTTTCATTTATCATCCTTTTATTTATTGAGAGTTAATAATGCACGACCGTAAAATGGATTTTGAGCTTGTTATTAATTTATTAAATAGCTTCCTTAAAAATAAAGACATAAGAAAAAGATTACATTACATTGTCGATAATAAAATTAATGATTGGGAAAAATGGCTTCAAATAGAATTTGAGCAATTCATTGCAGCCAAAAGATTTCAAGTAAAGCGGGAAGTGACTGCTTATCTTGATCCATCTTTATTCCCACAGAATAGGCTTTCAAAAGTAGACATTATTCTTTGTCAAAACAAATTACTTAACGATGGTTTTATATTTATTGAATTTAAATGTACTAAAAGTATCGCAGCACTGAAGAGAGGTTTAGAACACGATAAGTTAAAAATACAATCCATCATTGACTGTGAATATAAAATCCGCAATTCTTTTTTTGTTGGTTTTCATTTGAATTGTAAGCCGAAAGAGATTGATAACATGGATACATATGTTACTGAAATACTAAAAGGATCTTATGCTGTATTCAAAATTTGCCCCTGCCCCGCCAATCACAACTGTAATTGCACTAATAATGAAATTGGGGTAGTACTTTGTTAAGTGCGGTGCGGGTATGAATTTATTTTTCATGTATATGCAAATTAATGCGTGGGCGAAAACTCGCCCTTTAGGGGGTGTGGGGGAGTACCTTTTTGAAATTATCCTTATAAAACAATAATTTATTTGTTCTATTTAGGGGTATAGGTGGTGGCCACACCATTATGCACTGTTTATGCACTTTATTGCATAAATGATAGTACTATCACACTGAGGCGATAAGGTATTTTGTACCCGTCCACGGTCTGGTGGTTTAGTATTTCGTCACGTAATTCTTTTAATCTTTTAATATGTTTATGTTCACTACCCTTATATGAATCAATAGTATTAATTGGGTAGTTATACTTACCAATGCTATATCGTGAATGGTTTAATGTAATGTATTTATACTTGAGCGTTAGTGAATGGTTATCAATGAATAGCCCGTAACCGTCCTGTGTGATGATATGAGCGGTTATTAGCTTATCTTTACGGGTTGGTTCATATCCGTCTATATCGTAGCTTGTGGGCGTTTCTATAGCCTTATATGTGCCATTTGGAAAGTGGTTAACATTGCGTGTACTCCTATACTGTATAGGAGTATTTATAAATAAAAAACCAGCGTTTAGGCTGGCTTATTCATTAATAACAATACTAAATTTTTCAGACTTATGACTATTACCATACAGTTGATAAATTAACACAAATCGGTAATGGACTATATTGTTTCACTGCAATGTCCTTTTGCATTTTATATCGATATACATAACACCTTTTTTGTCCATGTATTCATTTCCATAATAATACCCATCGTTATGTTGTTCATTTACAATTATTACTTCTCTATAGATATCATCATTTGGTGCTGTTTCATAATGATATGCCCCCCCAGGTGGTGGCATCTTATCCAAATAGCGTGTTACATACCTATCATCTGCTGTAGATGAGCCAATATTATGAATATCCCAACATTGAAAATCTGGTACTTTTGCAGCAAATACAGTGATTGGTAACATCAATACAAACAACATCCTTTTCATTTTTTCTCTCTTTTCGTTGAAAGGTACTATCAAACACTTTTTAGTATGCCTGCTACCCCCCACTCACCCCAACAAACAAACCTACCCAATGTGAGGGGGGGCAACAGTAGTGTACCTTATAAGGGTTTTAGTGGTAAAGTATAGCAATCTCAATCTGTACGTTGGATTTACTAATGGGAAAGAAAGTATCAATAAAAATATTGAAAGAAGACATAGATTTCTTTAAGTCATTTTTTGGGGAAAAGATTGAATCTTTTGAAGAAGACTCCCGTACTCACAAAATGCTACATCTCGCTTTAGACAAAGCACACGATATTCGTAAGTTCGAAATAGAGCTTTACTGGAAACGTGCCACATATTTTTTTGCATTTTTTACTGTCATTACCGCTGCGTTTGGTTATCTCTTCACATCTACAGAATATTTCTGTTTTTCCCCTGTTGCTGCTCTAGTAGGTTCTATAATTTCTATTTGTTTTATTTTTGTTAACATTGGTAGTAAGTATTGGCTTTGTAACTGGGAATTCATTATTGATAAACTCGAAATTTATGTTACTGGAAATCTATATAAAGTATATTTTTATGATAATAAGTATCCGCTTCGCCCTTCTGTTTCTGATATCAATAATTTAATAAGTTATGTTATTTTAATAGTATGGGTGTTATGTTTCATTATTTCTACTTCCCCATTCAGTACAAGCGATCCTCAATTTTTTTGTATTTTGTTAATTTTATATTTTCTGGTTTTAGTAATTTTTTCAATTTTGTGCTATAAATCAGTTAAGAATGTATTAGATTCGGATACAGTGCCAACAAGATTCTACAAATTTCGGAAGAATAATTATGAACAATGGAAGTAAAATCAAATATTTTAATGCACTTTTACTTACCGTTGTTGCTACGCTATTAATTGTGGCTATTTTAGTCGGCATAAAAATATTGTTTTCCGGTTCTAAGGGATTAGAATGGGTAACTTTAGTAGGAGCATGGTGTAGTGCTGCGGGTACATTAGGTACTCTATGGGTTGCTTACCTAGCATATCTAAAAGCACCTGCATGGTTATCACAAAAACATTATGATGTTGTTTATAGTGTTATTGAAAAAGCAATCTATCAAGATCTCATTAAGGTACGTTCTGCTAGTTTAATTTTAAAAAATCATTTAGTTACTTTTTCAAAGAAATACCGTAATCATTTAAATAATGAGACTATACCACAAAACTCTCCTGATGATTTTATGAAGGAAACAGATGCTCTTGTTTCTGATTTATTCATTATCTCATACTCTGTAACTAATGCCTTAAAGTCAATTAATAGAACTAATTACGTTATGAGTGATTATACGAATAGCATAATCACTAACATCCAATCATATACTAAAAAATATAATGATTTGAGTATTGAATTTTTTATCGCTAGTTCTGATGTTCCTTCATTGATAGCAGCCGATGAAAGTGTTAGAAATCAAACCAGTAGCGAGCTTCTAGCTATTCAATTAAAAGCCATTTCATTTCATAGTCAACTCGCAAATTTCATTAAAGAGATATATGATAATAATTATCCAATTGATAAATTTATTACCCTAAAGGGAAATTAATTCATTCCCTATTACATGATTTTATCCACCTTTGGCATTCACCTTATTATCTAATTTCAAGATGGCCTACTGTGATGTGTTGATTGTTGTTGTCATATGATGCCAGTAATTCTGAGACGTACTTACTTTACCCACAAGATAATCTATAACCATTGCTTGAGCGTCCATATTTATCATCACCAAATGCCGTCCTAATATATTTATAGTAACTTTATCCGTTTTTATACTCACATCAATATTACTATATCTTTACCTTCTGGTTTCATAAATACGAACTACCAATAGTATCATAATGTAAACATTCAGATACAAACCAATTCCTGACTAGGATATCGTTGCTTTTACTATGTATCTTCTTATCTAAGATAGATTTTATTTTTATTGTTTTATTACCTTCACTATCACAGGAAAGCAATAGAGCCTCACTTCCATTTGTACTAATTATTATTTCATCTTCAACTGTATATATGTGGTTGAAAATACTTGGCGTATAATTGCTAGATAGAAAACCAAGAAGAAATAAGTTATTAAAGTCCATGCTGCCCATTTCGAAAAAAATGATTTTGATTTTTCCTGGAATATTTTTTTAAGACAACTATTTAGAAAGAATATTGATACAAATAAAATCAGGTTTATGATAAAGAATTTCCATTCTAGTAATATGTCACCCAATATTAGCATAGGTGCCATCATTCCAGCACTAATTATAGCAATATTATGAAATAAAGTATTAGAACTTCTATATGCATTTCTTAACAACAAAAAACTGCAATTATAATAATTGCATTCTGAACAAGGGTTAATACTAATGAATTGAAATCTATCCATATTAAACTTATTGGATATCCATAATAAACAGAGTTACCGAGTTTATAAAATACATATGTCGCATATGATAGAAATGTGATCAATGTTATTATTGATATGTTACTTTCTAGTTTGTATGTGCTATTTCGCATCTAATATATCTCTATGCAATTAACTCTAGATTATTTTTAATTCCAGACTAATACGCTATATTATCAACATATGATACTCAAACAATTTGTTCCCCTTAACCAACAAAGGGGAACAAATAATTTACACTTAAAATTCTTTTCTTGAATCGAATCCACTTACAATTGTATAGTCGATAAGAGAATTATTTGCCTCGTTAATTCTAATTTTAGCACCTTTATATGCGACAACTTTTGTTCCTTCAGAAAGGTCAAAAGTAAAGTCTGTTGTATATGCAGATCTCGCCATATTATTAGAGAATTCACGATATGTGAATTTTAATGTGTTCCCTGACTTTCCATTATACTCTATCGTCTTTACAAATGAATCACTAACCATACATAACCCATTTGGTACATATTGTATTGAGATTTCACTCGAATTGTATGTTGTACCATTAGGTGGTGATATTGTATTTTTCGCTTTATCATATGTTACATAGTTTACTGAGTTAACAACTACGCCATATAAGTTTTTAAGTCCAATAGAATTCTTATCAATCGGATTTGCATAAACATTGTTTCCGGTATGGCAATATGTCCCTTCTTTAATTTCTGATAGTGACCCTGACGCGTTACCAAGTTTAAGTAATTCAGTTTTATACCCAGTAGCTGACCTTATAATGTGATCACCCATGTATGCTTTGTTAGTTGTACCAACCATTGGCTCCACATATTCTTGAGTTGTGACTTTTGGAGCAACACTACCCGGAGCACAGCCAGATAATAATGTGGCACCTAAAACAATTAGAGGTATATTATTTTTCATGCGTTACTATTCCATGTGTGTGTAGTACTAAAGTCAAAATCTTATCATACCAGATAAAGAATGGTAATAGTTCAATAGGTTATTGGTCTTTCCCTTCCGGCTCTCCTTTTTTAGTACATATTAAAATTTCGCATGAGGTACATAAGAATCAATAGTGATTACTTTAGTTTCTCCCAGTGGCGGGGGGCGACTCGTTCCCACTTCGCGGGGCTGCGTGGCGACTTCAAAAGACTTTGAATAATCTATTGAGTAGTAATTCTTGGTAGTTGGTACTTCCAATCAATTATTTGTTAGTACTTTTATTGTCTGAGCGAAAGCGAGTAGGAACGGGCGTTCTTTCGAGTACTCACGAGAAAAACGCAAGTTTACTCTTATTTTGTTTTTAAGGGGTAATAGTGAGGAAGCAAAGCGACGAGCTATTACCCCTGAATAACATAATATGACGTATGGAATATTATGTTATTCATCTTTCCAACAAATGGATAAGATTATTATATTAAGTCGGAAAGATGCCCATTTACCCCCCTAAAACGGGCTAAAATGGCTGTTTTTGGTCATTATTTGTACTAAAAGTGGCTGTTTTTACTACCATCTTTCCAACAAAGGAATTCCCCCATCAAACTGTCGGAAAGATGGTTATAAACCGTTAATGTAGCTTTTGATAGTACCTAAACTTGTTCCATCGTTTAGCATTTGACGTAATTTGACCTTTTCCCATTTGTTTAGCTGTCGTGCATCACCATCAAGAACATACTTAATCGTGACACCATGATTATATGCCTCTAAAAGCTCCTGTGCGGCCTGTGTAGCGATTCTTTTATATTGGTATATCTGAGTCTTCTTTAGTGGCTGTTTCATCACGTCGCCGCTCTGACGGCGTGTATTGATGTTATGCTCTACTTCCGCATAACCTAATATTGGACATTGAATAATTAGATTTAGTATTTCTTTACGACCTACTTTAGTTCTGCTTGTTGAACCTTCGAATTCTTTTTGTATTGCCCCATCTATGATTGCTATTGCTTCATTGGTGAATTGGTTGATGTACTTGTAACCTTTCAAAATTGAACTTAGATCTGTGTTATCATAAAACTGTTTCTTTCCTGCCATGATAAATATCCTTATAGTATGTTGTGATATTATAGTTAACTGCCCTTAGTATTCCTGTACTAAGGGCTTTTTTATTTCCTTCCCTTGCGGCGTAGTACACCCTGAATACGTTCAATGATTGCGGGTTCTTCATTAATCAATCTTTCATAGAATGATTTATAAGTTTCCCCCTTCACTAAGCGAGTATAGAGAGTGTCATCAGTGTCTTTACCAAATGCCCCTTTTACATATTTCTTTAGACCGTTCTGACTACATTCACCACATGAATAATGGTTCATAACTATCATGTACTCTTCATATGTCAATCTTGTATTCTTGATAGTACCGCTAACATTATTAACACTCTTCGGTACAATCGTTATATTTGACTTTGTATTGTTACGTTTATTTGTATCTAAGTGATCATATACATCGGTTGGATCTGGTTTCACTGGTAGATAGTGACTTCCCATTAGATCATGTACGTTATACATACTTCCCTTGAATCTAATGAAGTTATAACCGCCCTTCGCATATCTGTTATTGTATGACTGTTTGCATAGTTTGAATTCGATAGTATCAAATAGTTGACCTTCTTCACATATTAGTAGTTCTGAATGTTTTATATGTACTTCCCATGTGGAAGATTCAAATTGTTTATTTGCTGCGTTGATTTCTCTTGTACTCAT